TGTTGATACATACCTTTCCTTCTAGTAACAAAACTCTCAATGGGAAGAAAGATGGCAGTCTTATAGTCTTCACTATTTATTTTATATAGTGGTGTTTCTAGTCCTTCAACAACATAATTATGATAACACTGTTTAGGGAATCTAGCTCTACCATTTTCCAAACCAAGAATGACATTCATTCTAGATCTATATCTTAGATAATGTAGATTTGCTCCCATGAATTTTGGACCACCACTAACAACATATACCAAAGGGAACTCATCATAAAATTTTAATTTTCTTGCATAGGTTGCCTTATATTCAAAAAGATATAGATTACCAGGAGATGGTATCATTGTTTCTTCCATTCCAGACAAGTCCGAATATATATCAGACTGTTGAAAATGCATCCGTACAGCATCACGATACCAAGAATATGATCTGGGTTCGTTACCTGCTAATTCTTTTATCTCTTGAAAGATACTCATACTTTGAGTTCGTCTTCTGTGATTATCATGAATCTATAATTTCTATCATCACAAAAATCTTTTGCTGCCTCCCACTTCGCTTGGTTCTTGGCATACTCAGTAACTTCATAGATATATTTTTTAGTCATTTTTTTCTGAGGTTTTGGTTCCTTAGTTTGCTTTTTTGGTTTCACTTCAATTAGATACTTCTGAATGTTTCCATTGATGTCTTTTACTTTCATATAAAAGTCAACAAAATATCTATGAACTCTATTGTCAATTGGCGATCTATAAGGAATAACAATTTCTTCACTACCCCACTCAAGAATGTTTTTGTTAAGATCACAGTACTTCATGAATTTTAACTCCCATGAAGATCGATAAATAATATTTCGATAGTCACCTCTGTACTTTGAAACATTTCGTGGAATGAATTTTCCCTTCAAAGTATTCATATATAGCTATAGGAAATTGCATAAAAGTATTTATGGCGTTAGCCTCTAAAAGTTTTTCCCTGTTTGATACAGGACAAGTAGAATTAGTATGGCCCGCTAACCTTGTGGATAATTTTGATTATCTACAGATAGATATAAGTGACTTTGTGCCCAGAGCAAGGAGTTCTTCCCCAAGTATTACCACATCATCATCAAGTACAGCTGTTCCTTCTAGTGGTGTTAATATTTTTGGTTTAATTTTCGGTGGTAGTATTGCTACTACTAATTCAACTACATTAAAGAAATCAAATACTGTATTATTACCAATACCAGAAGATATTAATTATACAGACAACCCACAATGGACAGACACATCTGTAGGTGTTCTCGGCAAATTTGGACCCCAATTAATACAAGCGTCTGCAGATGCAATGAAGGGAGGAGAACTATCAAGTCTAGTTGACAATATACAAAACGTTGCAGGTGCAGGAAAAATATCAGTTCTTTTAAATATGCTTAAAAAAACTGGAGCGGACCCCAATGCAATTACACAAAACCTAAACGGTAAAATTGCAAATCCATATCTAGAGCAAGTTTTTGGTGGTATCGGTATGAGAGAGTTTACATTCAATTGGAAACTCGTCCCAAGAAGTGAAAGAGAACAAAAGTCAATTCACCATATCATAAAAACAATGAGAAAGTCTGTTCTACCAAACAAAGCAAGTAACTTTGGTAGATTTGGTGATGGACGAGTAGACATAGATGATATCACTGGAACACCAACAGATAACCAAGGTGGTAATGATAGATGGTTGACTGTACCAAAAGTCTTTAACTTATCATGGAAATCTTTAGGAGACGAAATCCAATCTCTACCTAAGATCAAAACATGTGTTTGTAAAAATGTCCAGGTTTCGTATACGCCAGATAACGTATGGGCATCACATCTAATGGATAGTAATCCATATCCAGTTGGTTATAACTTGTCATTAACATTCGGTGAAATGGAAATCATAACTGGCACAGACGTAGAATCAGGTTACTGATATGTTTTTCGACTCAACACCAAACTTTTTATACCCAGACTTTACAACGCCTGGTAGAGTAAAACTCTCTAAAAATATTTTTAGGAGAGTTAGGATTAGAGATAGTTTTAATGCAATTTATGCATCCTCAAGACCATATACAATTATTGGTGGAGAGACTCCAGACTCAATCGCTTACGATAAGTTAGGAGGTTCTGAATGGTATTGGACTATTCTATTACTCAACAACATACATGATACATGTAAACAGTGGCCTATGGCTGACCTAGAACTTGATCAATATATTGACTCAAAGTATGGAGATCAAGCAGACAAACCAAGACACTGGGAAACAATAGAAATAAAAGATAGTGCTGGTAATGTTGTATTACCAAACGGTACAATTGTAGAACAATACACTAACAGTGCCGCACAAAATGCAACTGGTTATGTTCCACAAGTAAAAAATCCAGAAGGTGGAAAGGTACTTAATGTATCCATCGTTTCTGGAACAGGTAGATATGCAAGTTCTAATGGCGTCTCAACTATAACTCAAAGTGGCGGTGGTTCTGGATTGACTTTAGATATAGTATCCAATGGTTCAACCATTACTAGTGCTGCAGTTAGAAATCCAGGACTCAACTACAAAGTTGGTGATGTAGTAAAAGTATATGGTGGTAATGCAACAGTAAGAGTGACTGAGTTATCAACTCCAATATGGACTAATTGGTTTTTCACATATACAAAATCATATGACCCAGTAGTAACTGAAACTGCAACAGCATCAAACAACTTAATTATGATAACCAATAGAGAATATGAATATCAATTAAATGATTTGAAAAAGTCAATCTATTTACCAACTCTTTCAGTACTACCAGTCATGAGATCTGAGCTGGAAGAATTGTTAGAATACGATACCACATATAAAATTACTAGACAAGGTTACAGAGAATCGGAATAAAAAAAGGGGGTCTTAAGACCCCCTTCTCTGTATCAATCATCAAACTCAGCGAGGTTTGCAAAGAAACTCAGAGTTTCATCTTCATCATCAGAACCACTCTTCGGTTGGACGGGTTCTTCACGAACTGGTACAGGTGCAGCAGCGCGTGGAGTAATGTCGGGACTGTTGAATCCACCACCCATAGGAGTATCAAAGACTGCTTCGTCTTCTTGAGTCTCCATATCAACGCGAGGTGATTGTGATTTAGCAGTCAATACTGCTGCAAGACGTTTCTCCAACTCATCAAAAGTTTTGAAGTTAGAAGGATCAGTGAATGCAGTCAGAGAATACTGTTTAGCATAGATTGCTTCCAGTTGTTCATCCTCAAACTTACCAAGAGTTCCTTGAGATGCAAACTCAGAAGAATCATAGTTCCAATAACCTGCAACCTTCTTGATCTTCAGTTTGAAATCTGCACCTTGCCAGAAATCAAACGGATTGATAGGAGTTTCATCTTCAAACTCAGGTTGCATTGCAGCAATAATCTTGTCGTGAATCTTCTTACCATACTTGAACAAGAAGACTCGTCCCTCGTTCTCAGGATGAAGAGGATCACGAACAACGTAGATGTTGCTGTAGTAAGACAGTTTACGTTTTTGTTTGCGAGCGACTTCTTTATCAGCGTCATGACCACTGTTCCACAGTTGACGATTCAAGTCACCAACGGGATCAGACTTGTTAATAGTGGTCAGAGAATTTTCAATATACCAACCTCCAGGTCCTTGGAAGGCATGACTGAAGACCTTTGCCCATGGCAGATCTTCACCTTCAGGTGCGGGAAGGAAACGAATGACAGCATAACCATTACCAGACTTATCAAGTTCTGGTTTCCAGAGACGATCATCAGCACCTCCAGACTTCTCACTGTTGGAAATCTTATCCAATTCTTGAGTCAGTTTATCGAAGGAAGATGCAGAATTTTTTTTGAGTGCAGCAAAAGACATGTGTGTTCTCCGTATTGTGTACGTATTTGGCCTGTGGGGTTTCCCAACCACCTGGCTATAATACCAGGACTTGGGACTGGTGTCAAGGTTCTTCGACGAACTTTTTCATGGATGCAATTTCTTCACGCATTCGCTTGAACACTTGACTAGCATCGGTCTCTCCCTCTTTAGAGACCAATGGTAGAGTCTTGACTAACATTTCTACAAATTGTTTAGCGTCTTGATGTTCAGAATATTTTGCCCTAAAGTAGATCATCTCTTGTAATTCGAGAAGTCTTTCCATGTGTTTAAGGTATTGTTTCCCACCCTCTTGAGTGCGAAACTTTTCACTCTTCATTAGGTCTTGAATGTCTTCGTATATTCTAACCATTTCGGCAGCTTCAGAACGAATTATTTCGTTATCAAAGAATTCCATGTGTTAATCAAGATTCGTTTATATTTAGGTTTGTCTACAGACAGGAAAGGTTCATACTTTACTACAAGTTTTTTGACCTCAGGCCAAACAATAGGTTCAGAAATTTTACTTGTAAAATATGGGACATAGTTAATTAATTTTTGGAGTATAACCATACTCTCTAAACTAACATTCCCTGCTAGATACTCTTTAAGAATGATAGGATGTTGTCCATTGGTTACTTTGAATAAAGAATCAAAGTCTTGTTGTATATCTGACAATGCATCCATTTCATTAGTGAAAACAAAAGACATACTCTGTTGTTTGTTTTTCCATTCAGAGTATGTCTTTGATTTGTTTACTGAAATATTACCAATCCAACAGTTGCCATCTATAATAAAATGACTAACTAGAAAATTTACTATTTCAGTTTTGTCGTATTTAGTTCCAAGTTTTTTAAAAAAATACTTATCCTTTCTCTTCTCAAAAGACTGCACACTAGCACGTGACTTTCCATTAAATGTAAAGAAGTTGTAGTTGTCTTTTGAGAAGTGTAGTTTAAGTGCTAGATAAGTTTTGTATACTTCAAACCCATCCATATCAAATAGGCAGTTTAGCTCTGGAAGATTTTTTCATGAAAGATAATCGTTGAGCATCATACTTAAGTTTTTCTTTCAATGTTTTAGATAAGAGTTTGGGAACTGATTCAAACTCGATTTCATTTTCCTCACAGAAGGTAAGAACCGCCTCGATGTAATTAAGTTGACCATCACTATCCTTCACAATTTTTTCTATCTCCATAGAAAATTTTGCAGAGGTCATAAACTTATCATTTATAACTTCATTGATGGCATCTTTACTTTTACTCATTAGCAGTTTTCCATTCTCGTATATATTGAGTAAGTTTTCTAATGTATTCTGATTTGTTTCGCTTTTCATAAACAACGCATTCTCCATTTTCACAGGACATGATAATTACAAGTTTCTTGACTATTATACCAGTTAGTTCATACAACATGCAAGCATATGCAACTGCTTGTACGAAGTATCCTTCAATCCATTTTTCGGGTTTTGGTTTTTCCGATGTCTTGAAGTCAATTACAGCAAGTTCTCCCTCGTATTCAGCAATACAGTCAACTGTTCCTGCAATACCTAACTTCTTACTATATAGGGGACTTTCTAATGCATGTATATTATCTATCTTATCCAGTGTTGGTTTAGCAAACTTAAACAGAAATTCAGATAAAGGTTGAACCGATGGTAGAGTTTCATTCTTCAAATAATACTCAACCAATGTGTGCATATCAGTTCCTCTACTGGTAGCACGTCTGGTTTTACGATTAGCAACTTCTTCACCTACACGTTGTCTCCATTCTTTAATGGATTTAGCAGACTGAAAACTAGTAACAGTAGTTACAGAAACTAGTTTCAGATCTTCTTCACCAGGAACTTGATAAAATCTTTTACCATCTATCTCAACTCGTTTGAGTCTATCTGGCAAGTCAACCTTTACATGATTAAACATTAAAAACCAAGACTAATTTTACTGACCAAATAACTGCGAATGAGACCAGATCGAACGATGTCTTCAACACCAAACTCAACCATACCAAACTCATCCATGAGTCTCAGAATACTCATGAAGTCTAGAACACCATTTCTCTCACCAGCTTTAACAAGATCAGACTGGTGATGATCTCCACAGAAAATAATCTTACTGTCTTCACCAACGCGAGTGATAATACTATCCAGTTCATGGAAGTTTAGGTTCTGACACTCATCAACAATAACGATTGCACGATCAAGTGTAGTGCCACGAAGGAAAGATGTAGACCAGAAAGATACAGTCTCCTGTGTCTTCAGGTTTTCATAAAGCATTTCAAAAGAAGGATCGTCTGGCATCTCAAACATATACTTCACCATATTCTTATATGGAATTTGGTAAAGAGATGCCTTATCCTCATGTGTGCCAGGAAGGAAACCAATCTCTCTTGTAGCAACAAGAGAACGAACCACGTATACTTTATCGTATGGTGAATCCTCTTTCAATACTTCTCTGAGAGCGAGGTACAAGGCAACAAATGTTTTACCTGTACCTGCTGCACCAGACATGAATAGGTTTTTTTCATTTTCCCAATATTCAAATACCTTTTCTTGAGCTGGAGTTAGTGGTTCAATTTCCACCAACATATCAGCATTAATTGGTTTTCTGCGTTTCATTTGTTTCGCAGACATACCATTAATATCTGGTGTAGTTTTCTTTCTCGATCTTGGCATATTAGAATCCTTGTATTGTAGAACCGTGATGTCCTTTCTTGATATTATTGATTTTTGTCTGGACATCTTTGGGAACTTTGTTCCTCCAATCTCCAACTTCACTGACGGAAGAAGCACAACCTGCAGACCAATCTTTGTCCCATTCAGGATTTTCATCCTTCCAAACACAATATTCTTTCATGGTCATACTGAGTTCTTTCTTCTCCCCAGTGGTTTTATTTATCACTGGATACGTTGGCATCATTTTCCTCCTTTGTTTTATTGAATCCGAAAGGTGCGAGTTTTTCCTCCACCCGTTTCTTCATAACAACACCAGCAAGAGACTCCATAACTTTAAGGATCTCTTCAGCC